CTTTCTATAAATAATTGGACAAAACTCTCCGCTTTTCCAAGTCTGGTAAGCATGTTCAACGCTTACATACTCTCTTCCATCTTTCAGGGTAAACCTACGCTCAGCTAAATTACTTAGCCAAGCGTTTTCATCAGTCCCATACCATACATTTACTTCTTTCATAGTTATTTCTCCAATATATCTTTTAACAAATCTGATACTTCATTTAAATCACTTCTAAATCTCTCTACAAGAAACCGTATTACTGCTGGTTTGGTCTTAAGACCTAACAGCTTTCTTAAGTTCTCTAATAGAGCGTCATCTTTCCACGTTACGGATATGGAAGGACCAGACCTTCCATACTTATCCATAATAGTTTCTTTCTTCTTAATCATAATCACTCATCAACTCCCTAAACATATCTTCTTTATCTTCCATACACTCAGCACAGAACATAAAAGAATAAATAGAAGCTTGACCATAAACTTCCCAATCTTCACTAAACTCTTCCAATATTGCTTTCTTACCACAACATTCACATTCACTATTTACGATACTCATAACATACTCCTTTAATTAATATAACTTACTAAACAACAGACACCTCAGGATGAGGTATCTGCTTCGTCTCCGATAGGCTGAGTCTGAGCTCCGCGAGCCTTTAACAGATCAGCAACATCTTCGCCCCGTGGGTCAATATGAACTGTTGACTCAAGAACGTGGTTAAGATGATCAGACTGAAGATCATACATAGAGTCTCTCCAATCGGCATAAGACTGCCATTCAGTTGGAAACTCTTTGACCATGATGTTGTTGCCTCTCTTGCCGACTGCAAGATATGCTTGAACAAATGCAACTGCGTCTTCTACTCTATCCAGACCAGTAACAACATAGTCAGTGCCACCTTTGAACTTCCAACAATGTTGGTTGTGCGCATAAGTGCCACGCTCTGAATGAGCTCCATAGTTCTCTATGTATTGTGTTGATACTACGTATTTCATAATGTACTCCTTGTACTAGTTAATATACCTAATGTAATAGCAGTCACCGTGGGACACGGCTGACTGTTGTGGTTCCACTGGTTCCACTTGGTTCCAAATATCATGGAACACGATAAACCTTGTAACGATGCGTGGTTATAGGTGTGGTTCCACTGGTTCCACTTAGTTATAGGTTAAGAGAATCTATATCCAATAACCGTGGTTCGTTGTCCGTTAGCAAAGCAGGCTTTGTTTCACGCGGAACCGCGGAACCAACTCTGTTCCGTTGGTATGCAAATCCAGTAGGCATGCACGATAGTCGTGGTTCCACGACATGGTTCCACATTAGGTTAGAGCCGTGGAACCAACGGAACATTCTCAAGCGTGAGGGAACAAGATGATTGCACTTGCTCCCTAGCTTGATGATAGTAGTTAGATGATGCCTAAGAGGGCTAAGAAGAATACAACGCACATGATGCGAGCTACAAGGGGGTCCTTGAATAAAGGAAGTAGGTAGTGCCATAGGAAAAGGACGATGGCCAATAGGATAAAGAATAAAGATGACAGACCTTGGAAGAATCCAAAGATAAAAGTCTTAGAGTAAGAGAAGAATGTAGACATAGTATGCTCCATATAAAGTTAATAACAAGAGACAGAGAAGCGTGGGCCGAGGTACGAGGTCGGCGGGTAAAAACCAAAACAAGGTTCCAAAAGTTGAAACGGAGAAAGGTGATAGTAGAATGGGATCGGGTCGGAGTGGGGTCTGTGGTGATAGTAGGAGAAGATGTCTCAGCGATATATTTCATATTTTTCAAATATTTTTTTTTATTATAAATTTCCAATATAAAACGTTATAAGGTATATTTAGGAACATGAGCCTAGTCGCAGATCACACAGTTAAAGTTTCCGACGAAGATAGGATGGAGCTTCAGTCACATTACCCATATGCAGGAGTAAAACTATCCGAGCTTTCGGTTCAGGAAGAAAGATTAATTTTGTATTTTCTACGTGGGATGAGTAAAGCGGCCGCGGGCCGTGCAGCGGGGTACAAGAACCAAGATTCCGTGTACGACATATTTAAGAAACCAAAAATTAACTTGGCCATCGAATACTTGCGCGAGGAAATGCGTGAAGAAGTTAAGTTCGACAAGAACACTGCAACACAATTATATTTAGAAGCGCATCGTAAATCAGCAACCGCGACCGAAGAAAAAAATGTCGTAGATTCGTTGTGCAAGCTCCACGGTCTATTTGCACCAGAGAATGCAACACAAGTTAATATTAATGTAGATAAAATTCAACAACTAGAAAGACTACCAGATTCCGAGCTACTAAAACTAGCTGGAGTAGACACAAGATATTTAGAACCCCAAGGAGGTACTAATGACTAAATACGCGCAACAAGCGAAAGCTACTAAAAAGAAACGTAAAGTTTCAAAACTTGCATCTTTGTATGGAGATAAAAACAAAGTAACAAGGGGCGATATAATTACTGCTATTAAGAATAAAAAGAAGAAGTGATTGTAGCCGTAACTGGTGCCAATGGTTATATTGGCCAAGAAGTTATAAAACAGCTTTCTAAAAAAGAAGGCATAGAAATTTTAGCTTTAGATATAGAAGATTGGGATATCCGAGCGCCCTTATCTATATGCAATCCTCAAGTAAGTGTTGTCATACATTTAGCTGGTCTAGTAAAAGTTAGCGAAAGTGTCGCGCGGCCTACGGCCTACTACTACACAAATGTAGTTGGCACTAAAAATGTTATTGATGCTTTTCCAAACGCAAAAATGATTTTTGCATCTACAGGCGCTGCTTATGATCCGACCTCACCTTATGCGCTTTCTAAAATAGCTGCCGAACAAATAGTCCAGGAGCTCTGTCCCGATTACACGATATTTAGATTTTTTAATGTTGGCGGTGGTACACCTACAAATCCTGAAGGATTATATGCCGCAACACAACGGGCCGTGGACCACGGTTCATTTACCATTTTTGGAGATGACTATGATACGGCAGACGGGACCTGTGTCCGTGATTATGTGCACGTGCAAGATCTGTGCGCGGCGCTCGTGTCCGCGGTTGGTCAACCAGGGTCCAAAACTATCGAGCCGATTGGGTCCGGTAACTCTTATACAGTTAAAGAATATGTTGACGCCTGGCTACTAACTAATGGTAAACTATTTAATATAGAGTTTGGCGAAAGACGTCCAGGCGATAATGAAAAGTCGGAGGTACCATTTGTCTCACGGTTTATGGTCCCTACGAAAACAATTTATGACATAGTGAGGATCTAATGCATTGTATTAATCAGAAACCAAAAAAAATGTCCATGAAGAAGGGCAAGAAGAATAAAGGTACAACTAAGAAGTCGTACAAAGGAGGAAAGAAGAAATATGGCTAAACGAGGACTATACGCAAACATACACGCAAAACGTAAAAGAATAAAAGCCGGCTCAGGTGAAACTATGCGGAAAAAAGGCGCAAAAGGCGCACCTACATCTAAAGCATTCAAAAAATCCGCGAAGACCGCGAAGAAAAGACCAGCGAAGAAAAAATAATGGTAAAAAACAAACCTAAAAAGAATCAGCCTATGGTGATATATATAAACGCTACGGCTAAAACAAATAAATGGAGTGCTTGGGAAAAAAATAAAGCCAAAGTGCAAGCTAAATTAAAACCAAGAGTTCCAAAAAAGAAAAAACCAACAAAAAAGAGAAAACCAAGATAATGCCTAGGAAAAAAGAAAAACCTATAAGAAAGACCACTGGCAAGGGTGGAAATTATAGAAAAACTAAATCTGGGGCAGGAATGACTAAAAAAGGGGTTGCTGCGTATAGAAAAGCAAACCCTGGGTCTAAATTAAAAACAGCAGTAACCGGAAAGGTTAAAAAAGGTTCAAAAGCGGCAAAAAGACGTAAATCTTATTGCGCTAGAAGTGCAGGACAGTTAAAAAGAAGCTCCGCTAAAACAAGAAACGACCCAAATTCAAGAATTAGGCAAGCTAGGAGGAGATGGAAATGTTAGATATGTATGTAGAGTGGCCCGCGTGGATAGAACCTACTTTAGGGGCACTTTTTATTATAATTATGGGGCTTTTTGCTTATATGTCATCACATTTGGTATCTGAGCGTAAAGCAGGCAAGCAACTACCAATGTTTTGGCAAAAAAAGGAGAAAGAAATGGGATACGGTAAAGGATATTCTAAAAAACCGGCAAAAAAGGCTAAAGTGGCCAAAAAACCGGCAAAAAAGACAAAAAAAACCAAAAAGTACTAAATAGTGGCTCTGGAAAAGATAGAATGCTACAAGTGTAAGAAGCTTTTAGCAGAAAACCTCGTATTACCTAAAGGTTTATGCGTGTATTGTGCTGCAGATGAGGCAGACCAACTTCCTGAGCCTCAAAAACAACAAAAAGAGTCAAAAAAAGAGCAAAATGCTCAAATTCGTGCGGAACAAGAGCTTGCAAGACGTATTTTGTCTAGAAAACGCATGTTGCCGTTCGTTGAGAAGTTTAATCCTGATTACCAAGCAGGTTGGGTGCATAAAGACATCTGTCAAAGGCTAGAAAAGTTTAGTCAAGACGTAGCAGATAAGAAATCCCCAAGGCTTATGCTGTTTATGCCTCCTCGTCACGGCAAATCGACCTTGGCTAGTATTGCTTTTCCTGCTTGGCATCTCGGGCGTAACCCAGGGCACGAATTTATTAGTTGTTCCTATTCTGGCTCTTTGGCGATGAGTTTTTCTCGAAAGGTACGACAAGTATTAAGAGAACCAAATTATAAGAAAGTTTTTGAAGATGCAAGACTAGACAAAGATTCACAGTCTGTAGAATCCTGGCAAACAACCCAAGGCGGTGGTTATGTAGCAGCTGGTGTTGGCGGTGGTATTACTGGTAAAGGTGCGCACGTACTATTAATCGATGACCCGGTAAAGAACAGAGAAGATGCAGAGTCTGAAAATAACAGAGAGGCAACCTGGGACTGGTATACCTCTACTGCTTATACAAGGCTTTCCCCTGGTGGAGGCATATTAGTTATTTTAACTAGATGGCACGATGATGATCTAGCAGGCAGGCTGTTGCAAGCAACCGAAGGTGGCGCAGACGAATGGGAAGTAGTTAAATATCCAGCAATAGCAGAAGAAGATGAAGAATTTAGAAAAACAGGCGAACCCCTGCATCCTGAACGGTATAACGTAGAATCTTTAGAAATGATCCAACGAGCCATTGGGCCCAGGGACTGGACCGCGTTGTACCAACAAAACCCCGTATCAGATGACGGTGATTATTTTACCAGAGAGATGATTCAGTATTATGAACCTGACGAAATCGATTACGACAAAATGCGTTACTACTGCGCGTGGGATTTGGCCATAGGACAAAGAGATAGAAATGATTATTCTGTAGGTATTATGGTTGGGATTGATGAGTATGATAATATGTACGTAGTTGATATGATCCGCGGTAAATACGACGGATTTGAGTTAGTGGAAAAAATATTAGATTTCTATGAAATGTGGAGACCTGGTATAGTAGGAATAGAACGTGGCCATATAGAAATGGCTATTGGCCCCTTTCTACAAAAACGTGTAGCAGAACGTAAATTACATTCTGCATATTTTAAAGATTTAAAAGTAGGACGACGTGATAAAGAAGCTAGAGCTAGAGCTATTCAAGGTAGGATGCAACAAGGTAGGGTTTTTGTACCACAGGACGCAGTTTGGACCGGGCCTTTGGTGGCTGAACTTTTGCGTTTTCCTAACGGCGTGCATGATGACCAGGTTGATGCTTTGGCCTGGGTTGGTTTGATGATGACAGAATACGCAAGTTTTTATGAAGCACCAGAACATATACCTTCTTGGCGAGATAGGTTAGAATTGATGGCAAAAGGACCGAAAAAGAAATCGGCAATGAGCGCATAATATGGCATACAGTAAAAAACCAAGTAAAAAGATAAAAGACGCAGCCGAACTAGAGCTAGCAAAAAGTCAATGGGATGCGTACACACGTGCGCGAGATCATGGACATGACGAGTACATTCAGATAGCAAAAAAATGCGACGCTTATTATAGAGGCGATCAGTGGGACGATTTTGATATGCAGTCTCTAGATGACCAAGGTCGACCTGCTTTAACTATTAACACTATTCTTCCAA